GTATTCATGCGTGTAGTACAATAGTAATGCCACGCTATTTCGGCACATTTTTACACAGCGTATACTGTACATGCATACAGTACTCATTGTCCTATTGTCCGACAATCCGACAATCCGACAGTTGGACAGTTATACATACTGTATATTTGAACAGTGCTTGCAATCAGCGTAGACTTGTGGGCCTAGGTAGGGACAGACATGGCACGCACATCACGCAAAGCAAAGACCGTTCGCGCATACAAGCCTCTGGCTCTGTATCCGCATCAACGCAGTGTAGTTGATGAATACCGAACAGGTATTCGGCGGTTCTTTCTTGCGTGGCATCGTCGCGCAGGCAAAGACGTGTTCGGACTGGACTTCGGACGCGAACGCTCGCAGGAACGCGTAGGCTCTTATTGGCATCTATTCCCGTTTCATGTTCAAGCAAGGCGCGCGATCTGGAAAGGCATTGATGCACGCACAGGTGAGCGCTTTATTGATCGCGCATTCCCTGAAGCTATGCGAGAGCATACCAATGATACGGAAATGTCTATTACGTTTAAGAACGGTAGCACTTGGCAAATGTTGGGTTCTGATAATTACGACAGACTTGTCGGCGCTAATCCCGCTGGCGTTTTGTTTTCTGAGTTTGCTCTATGTGATCCTGCGGCATGGGATTACATACGTCCTATCCTTGTAGAGAATAAAGGATGGGCAGGATTCATCACCACGTTCAGAGGTAGAAACCATGCATGGCGAATGTATACGGCGCTCAAGGATAATCCAAGTTGGTATGTGGATCTTAGGACTATCGTTGACACTTGCCGCAATGATGGATCTGCTATCGTTACGCCTGAAGATGTTGAAAAAGAAATTGCGGAAGGAATGAGCCGCAGTTTGGCGCAACAGGAATTTTACTGCGATCCAGATGCATCGAACATCGGAACGATATTCGCGCGTCAACACACACGATTGCTTTCGTTAGATCCAATCTTGTGGAAGCGTGATAACAGGATATTGCGCGTCGCATGGGGAATGAAAGAAGAGGGTATTGCCGCTATCGTTTATCAGGATGATTTTATAATCGGTGCAAGCACGTTCCTTGAACAGAACATTACCGATGCTGTGCAAATTATTACTAAGCGGTATTCACAGTCGCCTCTTGTTCATAGCGGAGTGAACTTAGATCCGTCGTTGTTCTCGGGATTAGATGGCGATGGAGTTATATCTATCCCAACGCCTAGCGCGCACATGCAAGATGGAAGAACAGCAGCATTACTGAATTTGTGCAAAGTGACATCAGCAGCACGCGAAGTGTTGGCAGACTTCTGCATGACTTACACGCCGTTTCGTGATGTGAACGACGACACACAGTTAGTTTATCCAGCGCTTTCAGAGGCGCTGATGGTTATGCAAAAGTCTATGCCCGCTCGCAAGGTGAACATTAAGCCTCTTAACTATAGCGCGTATGATCGCGGAGTAATCTAAATGAAAGCTGATGAAGAAACAAAGCTTGCGGGCGCACTTAAGCAAATGCTTATTCAGTGCGTAGGTTTTGAAGGCGATGAACTCGCAACGTCTCGTAAGGATGCTTACGATTACTATTTTCAGCGCTCGCGTAATGATGAAGTTGTTGGTCGCAGTTCGATTGTTACCGGCGATCTCAGCTCTATGGTTGAAGGCAATCTTGCGCTCATGGTGGAGCCGCTGCTTGATAAGCGTATTGCAGAGTTTTGCGCCTACGACGAACAGGATGAAGAACAAGCCAATCTTGAGTCAGACTGTGTGCAGGTAATGCTATTCAAGCGGCAGAATGGTTTCATTGAACTTACAAGTGCCATTAAAGACGCGTTGCTTGTACGTAACTCGGTTGTAAAAATCTACATTGATAAACGCGAGCATAAAAAGAAAATTCGTCGTGAGAATGTGGAACCTGAGATAGTTACTGAGTTGCTCGATTCAATCGGCGAAGTTGCTGTACATTCTTACGATCCTGAAAGTAAAAAGCTTTCTGCAACGCTCACTAAGACAACGCGAAAATTCCGTGTTGAAGCGCTTGCACCTGAAAACTTTCTTTATCCGAAGGATTGGCACAGACAAGACTTGGAAGATATCCCGTTTTGCGCAGAGCGCCATGTGGAGCCGCGTAGCACACTCATTGAACGCGGGTTTCCGAAAGCCAAGGTGAATATGCTTCGGCGCTGGAATAACCCGTATCAAGCTGCATCAGATGCGCGATTGCCGCGTGCTATGTCCCCCAATAGTACGCCAATCGACAAGACGCAAGAACTTGTAGAATGGTACGAGTCCTATGTGAAAATGGATGACGGCGATGGAGCGAGCGAATTGCATCGTGTGTGTTTCAGCGATCAATTTATATTAGAGGATGAACCCGCAGACTTGATTTGCTACTCAACAGGTGTCGCGATTATCAATCCTCATGTGTTTATGGGGATTTCGTTGTTCGATAAGCTTAAGTGGGTTCAGGATTCAACAACTGCGCTAACACGCGCGTTGATGGATAACCTCAACGCTACTAACAAGAATCGTACAGCGCACTTAGCAGGCGTTGTTGATGATGCAGCACTCACAGACGGGCGCGTTAATGGCAGCATTCCGGTAGACGCATCGCAAACTCAAGATGTGCGCGCGGCCATCATGGCATTCGGTGTTCCCGACACTTCTGCAAACATTCTCGCGAATCTCGGGCACTTTCAGAGCGTGCGTTCTGAATCTGGCGGAGCGGCGCTTGATCTCGCTACCGGTCAAATGCAATTGAACGACCGCGTTGGCTCGCAGGGATTAGACCGCGCTTATAGTGTCATGGAATCGCTAGCGCTGTTTATGACTCGCATCATCGCGAATACTCTTGTGCGTACTATGTATATGGTTGCGCATGAAACGCTTCGAACACAATGGAAAGAACCCATAATGTTCAAGCGTGGCAACAAATGGGTTAAGACGAACCCCGCTGAATGGAAAGTACGTGAAGCTGTTGAGGTGAATCTAGGCAAGCCTGCGAATGACCGCGCACGCGAAAGTAATGTGCTGTCGCAGTTGCTAGACCGTCAAGCGTTCCTTGCATCTGCGGGTATGGAGGAAATTTTGGTAGACGTAACAACGTATAGCGCTGCATTGAATGCATGGCTTCGCGTCAACGATATCGAAAACCCTGAGAAGTACTCTATCGACCCGCGAAGCGATAAGGCTATTGAAGCAATGAAACGCAAGGCGCAGTCGCAAGCACAGCAATCGCAGAAGCAAGACGCAATGCTGCAACAGGCTGTCGCACTCGAACAGGTAAGAGCGGCGCTTGATAAGTACCGCATTGATGTTGAAACACAGTTCAACTATTACAAGGAAGTATTGAACGCGCAAATTGAAGAGGCGAAGATTACCTCTAGCGCGGTTGTTGATCTGCGCAAGGCATTGCTAACCAGTCGTCAAGCAAGTGAGAGCGCAAATGAATCAGGAAGAAAGGGCGAGAGCGGCGAAAGCGCTGGACGCGAACCCGCTGCTAAGTGAATGTTTTGATAAAACAATCGCAAACTGTTTTACAGCATGGCAGGCGTCGAAATCGCCTGATGAACGGGAAACGCTTTGGGCAAGAGTTAAAGCAATTCAACTAGTGAGGAATGAAATTTATGCAGCCGTCAAATCAGCGCTCCGAGATGGGCGAAACGAATCAGCCGATACCTAGCGGTAACGGCTCTGGTACTACTCCTAACGGCAAGGCAGCAGTAGTGCCGAATAATACTCAGCAACAGCAGACGGAAGAACCGCGCCGTCTGTCACTTGCTGAGTTGTTTGCAGAGGATGGAGACGATAACGATAGTGAAACCGGTGTCGTCAATGATCCGTCATTACCTCCTGATAGTATGGAGGGGTTAAGTAAGCGGCTAGGGTTCAAGCCCGAACAAATCTACAACGTGAAAATTCCGTTGGCCGATGGCGCGGAGCCGATGACCATTGGACAATTGAAAGATCGCGTTGGTGAGCTTGTAGACTTGGAGACGCGCGAAACGCAATTCGAGCAACGCCGTATGGCATCTGAAGGCGAGTTGCTACGTTCGCAAGCGGAAATCCGTGAACTTCTCGCGATGGTTCCGAAGGAACACATCAAGCCCGAAACGGTGAACAAGATTCGTCAGCGTCACGAAGCGAATATGCAGCGTGAACGCACGATGACGCTTGAGCACATACCGGAATGGCGAGATGAAAAGCGGCGCACTGAAGACATTCAGGGAATGATAGAACTGTTGTCGGATTATGGTTTCGATGAAACTTTTATTGGAACCGTTTCAGATCATCGCGCCATCAAGTTCATTCGGGATATGTACCGACAGAACAAGCGGATTAAAGTAGCACTCGGAAAAGTGACAACGCCCGATAGTAAGGGTATGCGTTCTTCCGCGAAGACTAAAAAGGCTGCTATTCGCCCGAATGTGCAACAGTCAACACGCAATAAGGTTGTACCGGACCAGCGTGCGCGCATAACTGCATTACTTAACCAATCGGAGTAATTAAACAATGGCCGCCCCTAGTGATTATCTTGACGTATCAGACCTAAAAGCGGTTGCCGCTGGCGGTTTGATTCGCGAGGATGTGCTCGATGAAATTTTCGACATCAGCGACATCCCTACCCCGTTTCTGGACATGATTGGTACGGATAGCTTTGAAAATCCGTATACAGAATGGACGGAAGATAGATTGATTGCGCCGAATATTACTAACGCTGTTGTCAGCGGTAGTGATCGCGCAAGCACTGACAACGACGCGACCGTAGCGAATGCAAGGCGTGTCGGCAATCATGCGCAGATTTCCACGAAAGAAGTTTTTGTGACTACGCGTGGACAGGCATCTAATTCAATCGGTCGCTCCGATGAAATGGGATACCAGACTGCGCGTAGGTTGCAGGAACTTCGGCGCGACGTTGAGGCTATCTCGCTGGGCTTTCAGGCGAGTGTGCAAGACGATAACAACGCAACTGCGGGTAAGAGCGCTGGTGCGGCTGCATGGATTGTCACTAATACCAACATTGGTGCAGGTGGAGTACTCGGTGGATTCGTCAACGGTACGAAGCTTGTTACAGCTAAGACCGTTGGTGAAGGGCGTGTAGGTACGCTTGCAACGCTGTCGGCGCTTATTGAAGCTGTTTACATTTTGGGCGGTATGCCCACCGTGCTAATGAGCGTTCCCGGTATTACCAAGCGTCTTGCGCAAATGCTGTTCACTACTGTCTACGCTGCGAAGCCTACACAGAATGTTGAAGGCACTGGACGAGGTGTTGCACAGGTTTCGCAAGGGTTTCTTGACGTGATGAAAACCGATTTCGGGTTCACACTTCAGATTGTGCCGAATCGTTTGCAGCAGTCCTATGCGGATGCTGCGGGCGGCGCTGCACAGACCGTTGCGGACTTGTTCGGCATCGACCCGCGTTACTGGCGCTTGGGCTTGCTGTATGGCTGGAAGGTTGAACCGCTTGCGAAGCTGGGATTGTCAGACCGCAAAATGTTGCATGTAGATTGGACGCTTAAGGCATTGCTTGAGCGCGCTAATTTCATGTACAGCGATATCAACACCACGAGCGCGTGGACTGCGTAAGGAGTAGATGAATATGCGTCCCGAGCGGCAATCTGTTTTTGAATCGGTGAAACGTGTTAGGGAAGGTCTTGATGCGCACAAGCATTTGCCGTTTGCGCGGCATGCTTTGCGTATACCAGAGCAAGACTTTTATGCGTTGGTGAAATTATATCCAGCGCTGCTAGCAGTAGACCCGATGGAGAAAACTGCCGCTTGGGAGCATTTCGAGCGCGGGCCATTTGCAGAGCCGTATAGAGTCGGCAAACTTGTGAAGGGTGTTATTAAGAATGGAGTTATCAAGAAATGATTTATTCAGAGTTGAAGACTGCAATTCTTAGCGACACGCATCGCGAGGATTACTTGCCGTACATCGTGCGATTCATTCAACAGGCTGAAGCATTGATTGCGGTTAACCTTGAAGGCTATTTCTTGCAGACCGTAATAGATGAAGACGATAGGGTTGTTGACTCTGTTTATACGTTGCCAGGAAAAGTTTCACTTGTTCGTCATGTGCTTTATGGTGGCGAACCATTAACACAGCTAGACGAAACGCTAGTTTGGCAGCATCGCTCAATTGGTGATGTATGCGGCTACTGCATACGCGGATCACAAATAGTTTTTGCTGGCATACCCGGTGAGGATGCAGCATTTAATATCGCTTACTTTGGTATGCCTGCGGCTCTAGTTTTAGACTCTGACACTAACGATCTGTTGAACGAATGTCCGCAACTTTACATAGAGGCTGCACAAGTCTATTTGTTCAAGCGTGCGCGAAACTTTGAAGCCGCAAGCGCGATGGTTCAGAGTGTTCAGTTTCTTATACGAGAAATAAATAGAAAGATGAAAAAGAAATTGGGCGGTGGACAGTCTGCGAATCCATATAACGTCTCATTTCGGAGTAGCTACTAATGGGCCTTGAAGCTGCAACACTTATCCACCAGTTAGATCCAGCTAACCCCGTTGGTGGATCTGATCCCAAGTCGCAAGGCGACGACCACATTCGCCTTTTGAAAACGACGATTCAAAACACGTTTGCAAATGTTGATGGCGCGGTGACATCAAGCCATACAGAGTTGAACAAGCTCACAGGTGTAACCGCGACAACGGCAGAGTTAAACAAGCTTGCGGGGTTGACTGCTACAACGGCAGAGCTGAACAAGCTTGCAGGTACGGCAGCGGGATTGACCGCAGCGGAGCTGAGTATTCTTGACGGTCTTACCGCAACAACCGCAGAGCTTAACAAGCTTGCAGGCGTAGCAGCAGGGCTAACGGCTGCTGAACTGAGTTTTGTGGACGGTGTTACTAGCAATATTCAAACACAATTGAACGCGTTAGGAAATTCTACAGGCACGTTCACCGGAACTCTAACCGGTATGACCGGCAGCGTTACAGACACATTTAATTACTCTCGTGTTGGCAAGTACACAACGATATGGCGCGCGGGCGCTGCACCATTGACCGGAACATCTAATCAATCGTTTATGACGTTAGACGGAATTCCCGCAGCAGCGGGCGTGCCATCAGCTAACGTATTCTCGCTTTGCACTGGAACTATAGATAATGGTGGAACAACTATTAGCTGTGCGAAAAAGCAGAGCGCTACATCTCTAATCTTCAATCGCTATCAAGTGTCGGGCGCGAATATTGCGCAAAACTCTGTCTATACCTCTAGCGGAACTAAAGGGCTCCCCGCTGAATGGTCTATCTCATTCCCAATTGATTAACCGAGAATATAAATGGAACTCAGCGACATGCTTTCGATTGTTCAAGGTGGCGGGAATCTATCGTTAGTGGTCTGCACGTTCTTTATCTATAAGGCAAGTGAACGTCTAGCGCGAATTGAGAAAGCGTTAGACAAGTATATCTTGCAGGAGGAAGCAAGATGAAAAAGGCGTTGCGCCCGGTAGGTGGGCACATACTAGATATCGACGCGTTAGAGCTTTCTGACAACGTGCTATCGCTTGCACGTAACGTCGATATGAGGCGCGGCTTTCCGTCTCGCATTCGCGGGCGTAGAGAAGCATATAGCTTTGCAGATTTGACTCCATATCACCTTTTAAACTTCAATCTCAATACGTTTAATTGGTGGCTTGTTTTTCAAAGCGCTAGCATTATTGCGCTAGAAACATCAAATGGATTTAATGTTTCATACGCTGGACAGAGCGCAATAGCTGATCCATATGAATGGTCGAGCACGCTGCTTAATGGTATTCCGTGCTTCACTAATGGCAAAGACGCGCCTCATTATTGGGGCGGTGACGGTGCTTTCGATGCAATACCACTACCGGGGTTTCCTGCCACTACGCTTTGCAAATTTATAGTAGCGTTTCGCTTTCACTTGTTTGCGCTGGACATCAATCAGCCATCTGGCCTGTTCAACAATTTGATTTTGTGGAGTGACGCGACTGAACCCGGTGCAGTGCCTTTGACTTGGGCACCAGCGCCGGGTAACGAAGCCGGTTCTGCGTTCCTAGCTGATACTCCCGGACGCTGTGTATCTGGTGCTCCGCTTGGCACTCAGTTGATGATTTACAAGCCTACGTCATTCCATGCAGTTGAGTACGCAGGCCAGCAGCCGGATAACATTTTTATTGTGCGCCCCGTTGTGCGCTCTACCGGGTTAATCGGGCCGCATGCTCTGAAGACTATCGGCACTCAACAGGCTGTAGTTGGTAACGATGATGTTGTGTTGACCGATGGTATAAATGTTCGCAGCATTGCAGACAACCGAATCAAGCAGACGCTAAAGAACAGCATCGACGAAACGAATTCACAGAACGTCTTTACTGTTTACGATGACCACGCGCGCGAATTGTGGGTTTGTATTCCCGAGTCTGGAAGTCAGTTTGCAACTGTTGCGCATATCTGGGACCAGTCGCGAGACAATTGGGTTACACGCGATTTGAATAATGTTAGATACGGTACGCTTGGAATCGTTGACGATACCGTACCGTCACCAACATGGAATTCAGACTCTCAAGTATGGGACGCGGACTTGAGTATATGGGACGAAGCGCAACAGGGTAAGGCGCAGAAAGTTATGATGGGCGAAGAATCTGCTATGTATGTGGAGGATGTACCTGAAGCAACCATAGTTAACTCTGTTCTTCAAAGACTAGATTTGTTTTTCGATGATGCAGAACAACGTAAAGTTACTAGCCGTATAACAGTTGAAGGCAATGGTAGCGGCTTGTCGCAAGTCTTTATAAGGATGGGGTATCGTAATTCCACTAATGACGGATCCCCTGTCACATGGGGCGCGTATGTGCTGCGCAAAGCTGAAGGAAATGAATACGAAGTGTCCGGGCGATTTATCTCGGTAGAAGTGAGCAACAATACAGATACAAACCCTTGGACTGTCACACGCATAACCATTGAAGCCGAATACGATGGAGAATTTTAATGGCCGTTTCTAAGTACGTTAAGCAACCTCTAAGCCCAAGTCTTGCGCAGTATGTAGATGCAGAGTTGCGCAAGGTTGAATTTGCAGTTTCAAACCTAGTGGACTTCGCAGCAACTGTTGACGAAGCTGCAATTGCAGCGTTGCAAGCGCAGGCTTATACGATAGCTGTTATTAAGCCTTCAGACACATCAACTGCAAGCGACAACACGCCTAACGCAGACCCGCATTTAGTTCTTCCGCTCACAGCGGGAGTATGGGAAATTGATAGTGAAGTAGTCGCGAGCTGTGCTATAGCCGGCATTGCCCTTGCTTACAATCATATATTTAGTGCAACCATTCAATCTCCACCGATAAGCTGTTCGTTAGGTGGCGCTACGATTAACGCGCTGTATGATTCTGTTGTTGGCCCCGGTGTTACAGCGTTTACTGTAGTGCTAGCAGCAGCGACGCGTAAGGCTTTGATGTTCAGATACATCGTTGAAGTTCTAACGCCAGGAAATCTAGTATTCTTTTGGTCTCAAGGTACAGCGAACGCATCGCCTGTTACACTTCATAAAGGGTCATTTCTGCGAGCGAGGAAACTAATATGAGCGCATCTTTAGGCGGCGGTAAGAGTCGCAGTCAGCAACAGTCTGAGTCGAGCGGCTATCAGACTTCTGAACAAGCTTCTACCTCTACAAGTCAGAGCCAGTCTAATCAAGACATAGCTTTCCGTGACTTGTATGGCCAGCTATATGGAAACGCTAGCAACGCTGCAAGCGGCGCCGCTGCGAATGCGGGCGTACTAGGCGATGCAGCAAAGCAATTGTTTACTGGTGGCAATCAGTTCTTGCAAAACCTTGGAGGTGATGCAGGTTCAGGCTACTTAGAAGACAGGCTAAGTTCTAACAATCCTGTGCTTGAGCAACAAATTTCTCAGCTACAACAGGATACCGGGAGGTTATTCCGTGAAGAACTTAATCCAGCTATCACATCGCGCGCAGTTGGGGGCGGAACACTTGGGGGAGGTAGACAAGGCGTTGCGCAAGGATTGGCGGCGGAAAGCGCTGCTAGGGTATTCACTCAAGGCGCAACGGCGCTACGTGCGGGCGACGTTGCATCGCGAGATGCTGTTGCACAATCAGTTGCTACGAATTCCCTCAATGCTGCGAACACTGGATTAGGTGCATTGCCTTCATTGCTTGAAGTGCTAGAACGCGGGAATAACGCAGAACTTGGAGTTTACTCTAGCCTGTCGTCAATTCTCGGTGGACCAACTACGCTCACGCAAGGTAGTTCTAGCTCGCTTGCGGAATCGCTCGCACGGTCTTACGGCGAACAGTCTGCGAGTGGTTCGGGTAGTAGCCGCGCATGGAACTTTGATACAAGCGCATCGCTTATCTCACACTCTTCGTTTAAGGAGAACATTGCGCCAGCTATTAAGATTCTTGATAAGCTGAAGCAATTGCAGATAAACACATGGCACTACAAAGGCGATTCAGTCAAACACATCGGCCCAATGGCAGAACAGTTTAGAGAGTTGTTCGGCGTTGGCGATGGAGTAACCATCAACCTGATAGATGTAGTTGGTGTACTGCTTGGCTCAATGAAAGAACTTGCAGAGGTGAACCGTCATGGTTGAAGAAGTAACGACACAGACTGAACGCGAGAAGCCGACAAAGCGCGCGTTTAAGAACCCGATTGGTGGGAGTAGTCCGTTAGCTACCGGGCTGCTGTATGGCGCTGGCGCTACTGCGCTCGCTGGTCCGTTCGGCTTGCTAGCTGGACTTGCCGCAGGCGTGTTGCATAAGCGCGTGAAAGATAGTTATCTGGACACTGTTGCACGCGACGCGCACAACGATAGACGTGAATACTCTGGATTGCAGGATGAAATCAAATCGGAGCTTGCAGTAGCCGATCCAGATGAACAGCGGCTGTTACAGTCTGCACAGCGTATCGCGGCTGATGGCTGGTATCGTTTGCAGTCTGGAGACGAATCCGGTCGCGACATGATTGCACAGGCAAACGAAACTATGCGCGGCATTATGAATGCTGATATACAAAATCGGAAGTCAGAACAAGCGGCGCAGTTCAATACACAGCGAGGATTGATTACTAGCGCTGCAACTACGTTCCGAGATCAGTACTCCGGCATTATCAATGCTGTACGCGACACAGACGCACGCGCACAAAGAGTGTTGGCACTTGTAGCCGATCCCACGTTCGACCCGGACAAACCGTTTAGCAAGTCCGTTCTTACTGAGCTTGTCTCTAGTAGCTTGGGCGGATTGTTCAAGGATGATCCTAACGGGCTGCTAAATGGGCTTGCAGGTATGGGCCAGTCTGGAACTGAGATCGGCGCTATCGTTGGCACACTCGCACAGCTAGGGAAGAAAGTTGCCGATCAAGATGATTTCAAGATAACACGCGAAGAGTATAACCGTATTGCATTGAACATCCGGCAGGTTACAAAGCAGTACGGCGAACAGCGATTAGGTGAGCTTGGCAAGCAGTCAGATGCGCTCGATTCGTTTGCAAAGCAAGTTGGCGCACTTCCCGCTGACGTGTCGATGCGTGACTATGTGAGCGGAGGTATCAGCGAACTATCGCTAGCTCCCGCAATGAGTGTTCAAGGCGTTCAAACATCAGCACAACCGCGAGGAAATCCGTCATGGCAAACGCAGCGAGAACCGAAGAGGCAGCAACCGCCGCCGCAAGTACGCAGGACAACGCGACAGCAACTGACAGCGCCAGTGCTAGCGCCGGAATCAGCGAGCGCGGAGCCGTTGTCGGACGATTGGTTCCGGGAACAAGTGGGGATACCTACTCAGCGCCAAAGACGGCCGACGAACTAATCGACGCGCTGTATAAAGGCTATGTGTTTGCAACGCGCGAACAGCTTTTGCGCTTTCTTGATGAAGGCGTTTTTCAAATCTGGCAAGCTGCAAACATCTATGCGCTTGTGGAGGTAGTAGACACAAGTTACGGCCGTACTCTTAACGTGTTGACTGTTGTCGGCAGTAAAGAGGATTGGGCGACCGGTATCGAAGCGCTTGAACCAATTGCACGCGCAAATGGTTGCACGCTGATTTATAGCGTTGGGCATCTAGGATGGGAAAAATCAATGCGCCAACATGGTTACACAACTGAGCGCGTATTGCGCATGAGAAAGGTACTTACATGATTCCCTTCCCACGTCTGCATATTGCTGAGAGTGTTCTTAATCGTATTCAAAATACGTTAGAGGATTTAGAGCCGGTTATGCCGTCAATCAATACGGCTCCGATTCCGCCCGCAGATCCCATTGCGCTTGGGCAACAGATCGAAGAACAGACGCAAGCGCCGTCAGTGCCTGTCAGTGCGCCAGATGATGAAGTGTCCGCCGCAGCGTCACAGGAATCTATATTCGGTGGAAGTCCGCTAGCTGGAGCGGTTGACGCACTGCTATAAGAACAAGGCCCATGACTCGCAATCATGGGCCTTTCTTTAGATGGACGGTCTACGCCCCGGCTGATAACACGTATAACGCCATGCGCATCCCTCCCCGTTCCAATCCGGTGAGGGTATCTTGTGCATATCCTTAGCGAAGATAAACACAGCAGCCCGCGCAGCGCTTTCATGCGCGCTCGAATCTGCACGCCGTTCAGCGCGTACTTCTCTTGATAGTCGCGGTTGCTTCATAGCTTTGCACCGAACAAATAAGCGATTCCCACCATTGTTGAAACGAATGCTGTAACGGCCATCAATCCGCCGAACACGACAGCAAAGCAGATTCCGAATGCTCGCATCATTGATCTACTCCCTTGCAGCGTTTTGCCATACCACACGCGTTAGGCGTGAGGCATGGCGCGTTGACACAAAAATCGGCCGTGCGTGCGTGATAGGCTTTCATACCCTCGTCACACTTAGCGCACATGCCGCTAGCTAGCAGCGGTAAATATCTACCGCAATAGATACACGCAGGACGAACCATATTTCACCTTATAGAAGCGTCTACAACACGTTCTAACAAACGCGCAGCCGAACGGCTACCAGTTGCACCGGACTCTGCGAGTGCGGCTGCAACCGCTTCGGCGCGCGCGCGTGGAGTAGTAATCTTCAGCGAATCGCAATTATCCAACGTATCGCGCGCAATGCGCTGTAGTGGACACTCAGGAACAAGCGCTCTTGTGTTGAACGCGGGATCATAAGGAACGCACATAAAACCTCCGAAAGCGGCGCTACCCCTATTGGTAACGCCTTACAAAGAACCAAGCGCCTAGCTTATTCCTTAACTGCGCACGAAAACACACGCATACCCTGTTGACCTTTCTTACGAGGCGCAAGGGTTTCAACGTATTCGATGCGCACAGTATCGCCGTCCTCAGTCTGCCCGAACAGATCACGCAGGCCCGCTGACTCCCACACAGTAACCGCCCCGAGTTCCTCGCTGACGACTACCATGCAATTAGTTTCTTTCTCGGACTTTGTTCCCTCGTTTAATGTCACTTCCTTAGTTTCGCCGCGAACGCCTTCAATCACAGGATGCTTATCAACATCCCAGTTAGGCGCGCGTCCGATGACTTTGTAACCATCGGGCAGATGCACAGCCGCGCCTTTCTTGCCGCGAGTCTTTGCAACTTTCTTCGAAACCTTTTTACCAACTTTGCGGAAAGCCATTTGTGTAACTCCAATTTCAACGCGAGTAATTAACGCCTACTCGCACGACGATTGGCGCTTTTACGCCGATACGTTGGAACGGTTTCAATGTAACCGTTATCTACTAACCATTCATATAAACGCGGCGCACTATCAGGACTGCGCTTGCGCATCTTCTGAAAATTCGGCAAATCAGAAAAGCGTTTGCCGCGTGATCTACTGCGCGATGATTTGCCACCACGCTTAGAGCGTGTTGCCATTACAATTTTCCTTTAAGCCATGCAGACATTAAACGAATGTCAGCAGCAGATACGGCAAACCCGCGCCCGTAAGTTGATGTGAGACTGCTACGATAGGACACAGGTTGCTGAATACCCGGAGTCCACACGCGCGGGCGATAGTCTTGCCGATCTGCAAAACTGACTGTAGGTGTTGAGTAGTTGTTACGCACTATAAACCTTGCCCTTGTGAGTAAACTCACTAACCTTATGCTTGCCGCAACGTGGGCAACCAAGATCAAATTTCGCATATAGATAATGCGTTTCTATCACATTAAACCCGCATTGCTGATTAGGGCATGTAAAGATGCGGCGCTCTAATGGTTCGACTAAGAAATGTAGATCATTCATGATTGATAACCTTAAATGCTTCAATACCTTTGACCTTTCGCCCCTCAACAACGAATTTATTAGGCGCTTCCTTACGCTTAATAGCAGTCTTTAGTTTCAATGGCTTATTCGTCTTGTACTCTCGCAGTGTGGATACAAGCATTTGCTCAAGGTCTAACACGCGTCCTTGGAAACCATGCCGCGCGCACTTAAGTATGTGTCTGTCGGCAAATACCGCAGACGGATATGTATCTTCGGTTTCTTCATCGGTATAAAAGATATACAGCTTATTTCTGAATAAGGCCAAATCTCCATAACCTTCCGCAACGAAGGCCCCAAGTTCTTTACGAGCCGCGCCCTTGTGTCTTCCCGGAGCGAATATTCCATCAGTTGCTGTGTGGAGAGCTTTAAATTTATGTTCCTGCACATGCATCACGCTCCGAGTGTGTCCAGTTGTAAGACTAGCTGCAAACGGATGATATAACCCGCCCGCGCGTTTGATCTTTACAAGCTTACCGTCAACTAATGTGAAATCCGGGCTTGTCTGTATCAGCTTGCCAGTTGGCGCATTAAGCACAATCTTATTCATGTATTTCAGAATAGGATTAGGCTCAGTAACCTTAGCCTTATAAAAATGTTCTGCGAATGCTTTGAATGGTGAATATCCATCCTCTACATCGCAGTCATACAGAAAGCCTTTTATTTTTGTGAGCTTTACTTCATCTGTATTCAAAGCCTCATTCAGTTCAAACCCTGTAACCCATACGTCTGTAAACCGGCCTTTAACCGGCTTAAAATCATGATTGAATAGCGCTGGCCAATCGCATGCTTTCGCGACTCCTGAAATACAATACACGCCTATATCATCAACGTGCTTAACCTTGCGGGCAAGCCGTGAACTGTATTTCTTATAGCCCGTAGGATCTGAGAATGCAGGCAGATGCGTCCATGCAGTTGAGTACGCGCTAGACAAATCCAGAGCTGTCACGTTTGTGTGCCATGCTGGTGAAGCATTGGGACGCACTCTATTCACGCCACCATGATAGCTAGCAGCAGATCCCGCCATCCATTCGTAGAGTTGAGGCTGATACATATCCGCACGCATGTAATGTCTGCGAAATGCAGATGCAGCCATACTAGCGAGAGAGATTTGTGGTTCTACATCCAGCGCCTCATGAAAGCCTTCAATTGCAAGTCCAAGGTGATACGCAACAATAGCGTCACGCATTGCGTATTCTACAAATGCATCATCCTTTGATGAGAACATTATCTCGCCCAATCCTTTCGGACGCGCAAGCTTTGGCAGATCGGGACAAACTAATGCGCCTGCTTTCTCTAGCGATGTTTGAAACCACAACATAGAGTCAACTAATTCTATGTAGCGTTCGCCATCATCGAAGTTTGCAAACACAGGCTTGGAATATCTTCCGTGTATCTCCCAATCACCTACGCGCAAATCTATGTTTCCGTCACGCATCTTAACGCGCGATTCCCATAGAGCACTCAGCATATCGAATTCGAGATTGTGGCCATACATCCGATAATGACCGGGCTTTAATTTTTTCAACTGCGAGAGAAAAACATCCATAGCACGACGCTTTCCAATGAATATACATCCATTGAATCGGCCACCTCGCCCGCCGTAGAACTGCAAAGTGATCGGCGGACCCTGAAGCGTTTCGCTATCGAAACCTAAAACTTGGATTTGCCCACGTTTAAGGTTTCTTGCTTTTGTGTGCTTCACGCTTAACCTTTCTGGAATTAAATGAGAGCCGTACACCGCGTACCCCGTTGGCATCTACTGCGATAAACAAATCACCTGTGCGCATTGGAGTCATGCGAATAGTAGTTGTTGACCACGCATAAACACCGTGCCAATTTGATTCCGCCTGCTTGTTCAATTCATCAATTGCATCGAACGCAATCTCTCGCCATTCTTCATAGCTATGCGGTTCGAACCCGCCAAATACATAGTGAGTATTCAACGTATACAGTTCGTCCTCGTCAACCGTATAGATATAAAGGCAGATTGCATTGTGCCACGCGTCTACACCACGCTTAGGGTGCTGTTCATCAGTAGACAGAAACCCGTCCTTGTTTCTATGAAGACTGCGCACTAAGCGGTCTAGCAATAGTGCGCCGTCATCCGAGACAATTTCATCCCATTCCGCTATGTCAGTCATCGTCGTTATTCGCGCACTGATGTGGTTGAATCAGGTACGGGCAGAGCTGTATCGCTCGCTGTTTCTCGCGTTCGTGATCTGACAGCGCCGCTCTTAATTCGCCGCGTGCTAGCTCTAGCCTTATTGCTGCCTTGTTTAGACTTCGCAGCGCCTCTAGCTGCCTGTCTGACAGATCGGTTGTTACCATTTGATCTCTCCAATAACCAGTGTTGAGTCCAAGCCTTACGATAGATTGCAGGCATATCGCCTTCCGACTCCCAACGCGAGACGGACGCTTGTGTAGTGCATAGAATCTCAGCAGTTGCAGCCTGTGAAAGCCCGCGCGACTCGCGAGCGCCTTTCAAATCGAATGCTGCGAGCTTTGTACGCGGCATGTGATTAACCTCCTAATAAAAAGAGG